GTGCTTCACCACTCACTTAACACTGCTAAGCCCACCCGAAGGATTTTATGGCAGTGTCCCTGTTGGGGGCCCACTAACGCTGGGTATGCCGTTGCTGGCTCGGGCAAATAATAGGATCATGAGCGAGCCACCACAGAAGGGCCAAGGGAGAGTGCAATCATCGCGTGGGTCACATATGCAGTCTCCTCACACCTTTGAAGACCATCTCAGGCGATCAGGCCTAGCCTTCAACTCATGAAACTTCTTAGAAGAGCGGATATTGGGGGGGAGGAGGTAGGTGGGCGGTTGGGCGAAACAAAGCCAGACCGAAGTCTCATCAACTCGTTAGGCCGCATTCGGCACCCACCGCAATGGGACAGTTGGCCACACTAGAACTCAAGCGTGTTTAAGCCTGTGCGCAGGACACCCAAATTGTAAGCGCTCCCCGTTCCCTCCTCACACTCGAACGTCTTCTCCCTCGCTCGTTGGGAAATTAATAGCAGGGGTCCCAACTGGTCTCGACCAGACCAGGTTCAGCTTCCAAAGCAGAAGGAAATGGAGGGTATTCCGTCAACCCATCAGCCAGTCCAAACCCTGGCTTTAGACGACCCTCCATTATCAATTGGTCACCAACACTGAGACCAAAAGCCTTCTCGTAGCTTAATCGCGTAATAGCCGCGACAGGGACAGCATCTCCCTCCTCGGCAAGCCAAGCACCTTGATAAAACAAGTCAGAAAGTGATTCCTCATGCACTTTCCGTCGATCTCGACCCAAGTGGCGGAGCATGGAGAGAAAGAAAGACTGGAGCACAGGCACCCCAAGGCTCAAAGACAACTCACACCTGCACACATCGTACAGCCACCGACGTGCGAAACGAGGCTCCTGAAGCCACTTATGCGAAGCGGCGAAGGTAGAAAGCACCTTCCAAGGATCCCGCTGCATCACCCAACCCGAAGGCAGGCGAACAGGCGCAGATTGTCCAAATCTAATTTCCTCAACCACGGACACAGGCGCTTCGAGAGTCAGCTCCTGCCCACATTGATCAAGCACCCTTTGGGAGAAATGAGGATAAACACGGGCAACGTCCGCACCAGCCAAAAAGACCAATGCGTTATCACCATCCACCAAAACATCGTATGGAACGTCAGGTGGCATCCCTGCACCAACAGCGGCAAGCATGATCAACGAATTGCCCATGCCTGTGTTGAAGTCGCCGCTGGCACGGCCGCCGGGACGTGAAAATTTCCAACCCAAAGTGGTCCTCCCAGTCAGCAACAACTGTTTGGACAGCAAACGCCTCAAACCACGGTCCTTTGGATAGGCCGCAGTGTAAACCGCATGCTCTTGATTCAACTGGCCTGAGCTGACATGAGCCTCAAAAGCAGCCCCGTCAGCCTCAAACACCACACAGCTCTCAAACGAGTTGAACTTGCGGACGATTAGGTTCGCCCTAGCTCGAGGAGAAAGGCCCTTAGCCACAACCCTGGTTGAACCATACTTGTCAACGTGACCCCGAAGCCAGATAGGTTCGCGGCTCTTGAAAAACCAATTGAGCGTGAGACGACCCCACAGCCAATGCTCAAAAGGCTTCAGCCGACTAGCCAACTCAAGGTTAAACCTAGGAGATCTGGGAAAAATCATCCTCGGCTTGTGGAACTTCTTGAGATTGATCTTGTCAGCTTTCAGAAAGGCGCTAAGAGTCCAATCAGCGCGCGACAATGGCCCGTCCACGCGCAACGACCTCTCTGCTTCAAGATACCTACGACGCATTGCACCTGTGTATGAGTGCGCCGTTTCCAGGAGGTCCCATCTATAACCGCAATAGCGACCAGCCAACAATCTGAGTGATCTAAACACTTCGACAAATTGTGGCCCCACAGGTCGATCATCCGGCCAGGGCAAGGGACCCAAGACACGCCACAAAAGAGCAGCGCGCTCGTTGTGAGAGCACTTGGCGTGAACACCAGGGACCCAAGTCGCCTCCAGTCCACTAGTGTACGCCACCCGCATTTTTCGTTGGTGGTGGTCATCGACCATTTCCCTGCTCGCCTCCAACACGGCATCAGCTCTCAACTGAGGGGCATTGCTTCCAACACACTGCCCAGAGCAGGTCCACACACGGGCCTAAGCCCGGTGCCACCAACGGGGGGATTCCGGCCCGAGGTCAGCAAGAGTCCTGCATAAGGCAGACTCTGCTTCGGGCACCTCCAACGCCAACCTCATTGCACTGGTCAAAACAATGAAGGAAAGGTCTTGAGAAATACCTTTCTTCTTGATCCAATCCAAGGCACGAAGCCTCAGAGCGGAAACAAGAATGGCGTCCCGCTGTCGGAGCAACGAGTAGCCGGAAAGGCGACTGAGGAGCTCAGGGAAGACAACTTCCCTCGAACCGTCCGAAAGTTCTATGTGGTAATAACCCACATGAGCCCCTCCTTCACCTGGGACAACTCCCCCACCAAGGAGTTTTGCTCCGTCCTCAAAATGAGAAAGCACAAGGTTGAGGTCAGCAGAGTTATCGGGAGAGGAGAGGTCTGGTGTCCACCGTCCTCTCACGAGATAACTCAAGCTTCCCCTAGGCAAATGCAGGCCATCCTCAACTGAGCGAGCCCAGCGAGAACGACGACGAAGCCTGCCACACGCTAAGTGTAGCGACACGGCAGAATTCCGGGTCACCCCAGAACCATCCGCGTCCAAGGTCGGCTGTGGAACGACTTGTCCGTATCGGTCCACTGCCCGTTGTCCTGAAACGGGCTGCAAGCCTCTGAATCCGCCGCCAGTGATCCAGGTCCAAATAATCATTATGACCAAAGAGGTCAGGAACCAAAGAAGTTGGACACACTTCTTAAGCACCCTGTAAGCCAAGTACGTCAAAGCCGCGAAGCAAACGAACTCGAGCATCACTACAATAATGGGGAAAGACTCCAGG